CCGTAGCCACAATACCAGCACCGTCACACTGAGCTTCAAGAATCACAGTGGGATCAATACAAACATACACACCATACTTGGTGGATGCCGCATGATACTTACGATCCAGTGCAGACGGGTCGGGTTCCCAACCTACAACAACACCCAGCGGGATGTCAGTTGCGCCATTCGTGGAACGGCGCACGCCCATAAAACCACCAGAAGCCGCAGCGTTCTTGATAACAATGTCACCAAGGAACAAATTATCTGCGTCACTGATGCACTTAACAACCTGAGAAGTCCAGGGAGAACCACTCAGAGTGCCAACAGGCCGAAAACCGTTAGGGCGGTTAACATTAGCCATATTATTTCCTCCAAATTAAATTAAGGGTCTCCTAATGTAATCGGAGGAACTGGCCGTTACTTTATGGTAACTATTCAAAATCAACTTTGCCATAAGTTCCATTACGATTACTATTAAGAGTTCGTTTCATATCAGCTTCGGACTCATCAACCTGTTTCATACGAGCGTCATGATCTTCCTTGTGATATTCGGCCTTAGTACGCATAAGATAGGAAGTAATTCCCTGCCCAACATACTTGCTCACTACAGAGCTAGTGCCCTTCGACGTATCAGCAGTGCGTTGTCCCACTTCAACATCATGATCCACAAGTTCATAACCAGCTTCTTTGAGACGATCGATTCGTCCATTCTCATCGTTTACCCAGCGGTAAACATAACCATCTTCCTTACCATGAACAGTAAGAATATCACGGTGCCCACTAACGGGAATTCTCTTCGTACGATTTACTTTTCTCGACTTTTCGGTTTCCATTTCTCTATCTCTCTTTAATAGTTCCGACTAACGGATTGACTTAGGCAGACTCATAGTATTCTTTCAAATACTGTTCTTCAGTTACTGCCCCGGATCGAACCAGAGTTTTCATAATCTGAAGAGCATCTTCGGGCAAATCTTTGGAAGAAAACTTCTTGGCTCCAGTAGATGCTTTAGTAGTACGACGACTACTGGTATCTACAGCAGCAGTAGAAGGCTTCCTCTGTTTGGAAGTAATACCAAACTTCTCAGGAAATTCCTTTTTCATAGTTTCAGTAACATAATTATACACATCATCCAAAGGAGCAGTAGGATTATTTTGATAATAGCTAGCTCCTACAATATCTGCGCGAGTACGCAGGTCTTTATCAGTATGATACCACCTATTCTCGCTTACCCACGTTTCAAATGCCTCGTTAGAATTAGTTTCAGGAATATCTGGAATATCATCACCATCATCCTGTTTAGTGGAGGCTTCCAAAATCTTATCATCAAGCTCCATAATCTTATCGTAATCATCTGTTTCCAGAGCCATACGTTTCTGAAGCTTCAATTCTGCAATAATCTTCTTTCGCTCAGCTTCCCTTACTCGCTGATGATGCTTACGCAAGGCATCAAATGCCAACTTAGTTTCTTTAACACCCTTCTTTAGATGCTTGATTTCATCATAAAGCTTCTGACGATCTAGAAACTCTTCTGCGGAAAGATTGCGCTTTCCCTCAACTCCTTCTGGACGCCAACCATGTTTCATGGCCTCCATTTCAACTTCTGAATATTCCTCAGAAACCTCTTCACTATGTTCTTCTACTTCCTGTTCCTCTGCAACATCTTCTTCCAAAGACTGCTTAACTTCCTCACGAAACTCATCTTCGTTAAACTGCTCTTCTTCTTTACTCATGGCTCTCTCGCTCAATAATTACTGCCTGACAGTCCTCGTCATTTACAATGAAATACTCTTGGTCTCCTTCCATTATCTTCTTACCCGCATATTTAGCAAAGTAAACATGATCCCCTATTTTGCACCAAGGCTTTCCACCCAAACCGGGATCAGACCAAGCTGTATCACCAATGTCTACGATAACACCCTCTTGAGTTGCATTCTTTTCCAACTCATACTGCTTACCAATTCCAATAATAATACCACTTTCGGTCTTTTCTTCTGGATAGTAAGGCTTAATGAGCACTCTATGGCCCAATACTTTAATAGTCATATCAATCCTCGTATTCTATTTCGAGAACATCGCGGTAGGCTTGAATCCTACCAACATGGTCAGCATAAGCACTAGCACTATTGTTGCCATATGCTACTCCATTACCTAGAGCTTCCTGCAAAATCTGTATCCTGGCTTCCAAAATCTTGAATACTTCCTGAGTAACTCCGTTATTCTTCCACTCCAGAAACTCGTTCTTGCTTACGTCCACTTGGACTCTCCTTCTTGCTTTCAAGTTTTAGTTTAATTGCTTCCATATACAACTCGGCCTCTCTAATTCCCTTCTCATCGCCAAGTTCTTTGGCCTTCGCCAAATTCAATTCCGCCTGAGTAGTAATCTTAATCTTCTCAAGCTCCAATCGCTGCTTCTCAATATTAATCTTTTCCCATTCCCGTTTAATCTCGTCTTCTGCTGCAAGTTGCTGAGGGCTTGGTCCTTGGGGCTGCATAATCAACCCTTCTATATTGGGCTGATCCTGTGCTATTAGAACACGCTTGGTTACTTCCAGAGGATTAAGCGTTCCTAGAGGAAGCAGTTCCAATAGGCCCTGAGCCTTTACCATCTTCATAGTATCTGAAGCAATATTAGGATCAGCATAGGGCTGAACATCAGCCGATTCTACATTATAATCATCCCGCGCAATTACCTGTGTCTGCTCATGCCCCTGATCCAAGACATTAAAATATACTTGGTCAGGTAGATATTTACTATTAAGCAAAAACAATTTTCGATATTCTTCCTTCAAACTGCGGTATAGCCGCTTATAGATGGAAGTAAAAACTTTTAGCCCTTGTTCAATAACAGCCATACTGGTTGTGGCTGGCTGATTCTGCCCAGGATTTTGCCCCATGAGCATGTCTGTCACAGCTACCATCTTTTCCCCGCTATCCACAATTGTTCCCAAGAGCGTAAATAGCACTTGAGACGGATCACGGACGGGCAGTGGGAAAATTCCTTTACGCAGATCATCCCCTGTTGAGTTAACGAATTTCCATTCAAACGGATTAAAATTATGTTCCCCACCCTTAATACGAATACCCTTTGAGATAAATCCCCCAGCTCTATTCGCCAAACTACCACTATCCAACAACTGATTAATGAGGGTATTTACAGTCTCATTAAGCGGAGTTAGAAGCTGTCCAAACCCAATGTCGTAGAAACTCCCGTCAGGATTGGGAATAAAACCAAACTTAGTAAAATACTGGATGGGTTCAATCTTATAAATTTCGCCATCATTCTCGTACACACCATCTTCATCAAACCGCGCAACAATACGCAACACTTTTTCTGAAGCTAGGTGGACAGTAATGACATAAGGCTCCATATACCCATCACCATCAAGATCAAGGAATGTGTGCTGCTCTATGACTTCATGAGGAGAATACTCGTCTCGTACTGGCTCACTTACTCCATGAAGTTCGTTCTTAGTCTCATTATCCTCACTTACGCCCTTTTCAAGAGTTCCCCAATCTCTATAAATGCCCGTTCGTACACGCTCAATAATATCGTTCTGAGACATGTATAGACGGTGAGTGATACGCTGAGCACTATTTAAACTCTTAGCCCAATAGTCTACTACTAGATCAAGCGGATAAACTAACTCTGAGCAATTCTTACCCGTAGAAGGATGGTAATAGGTTTTCTTGAACAGTGTTCCCATAATCGGAATAGATACACACAACCTATCCATATCCTCTTCCCAACCATCCATTTCTTCCAGAAGCTGATAGGACATATGACGGCCAATACGCTCCGCCTTATCCATTTTGGTTCCTGTTACGTCAAATCCGGTAATTTTCCCTCGAACGAGATTTACACCTGGAACAAGAGCAGGATAAGCTCTAGCTGAAAACTGCATAGAAGCCGTAGTAAGAAGCGGATATTTCACATTAGCAGCACCCTTCCAGGGGAAAGTCTTCTCCTCTACAACCTGCATAGCAAGCTTCATGTAATGCTCTTGCCTATCCTCCCAATCAGAACGGGATGCCTTATCATTTTCATAGCCTTCTATGACATCAGCCGCAATCTTATGTAAATCCTGCTCATCTATATCCTCTGCAAGATTTTCAGAATAAAGGATTTCATCCAGCTTAAAGGTCTTTTCTAGCATTTTTAAGATAAATCCTTCTTAGTATCCAGTTGCATAACAGCGCCCATGAGGCTCATAAAAAGAATTAAATTCCTCATCGTACTCATCGTCTTCATATTCTTCTTGTGTACGTCCAGGAATCACATTGTCTAATGTCAAACCAATCCATGCTAAAGCATCTACTTGGTCATCATGCACATCACGGGGAAATCTAACTAGTTCCTGTTCCAAATCTGGATACCAATCAGCATCCCCATTAAAATACACTGTGCCCTGTCTCAAACGAGCCTGAAAACTTCTAGCCCTTGTCTGCTTGTCTTTTACAGGCACCATAGGGAATAGATTGAGAAATATGCCTGTAGACAGCATTTCATCTTTCAGAAACGGCCCCAAGCTTTTCTTAATCATTCCCTCTTCTACTGTAAAGAGCTCTGGACGCCATTTAACTTGAACATCCAGCATGTTGTCAATAATCTCCTTAGCATCCCAGCGACCCCGAAGAACATCTACAACATACATCTTGTTCTGTTCATCTATACCAACAACAGCAATTACAGTATAGTCTGCTTTTTCCTTCTCACTAATAGCAAAGTCTACAGCTGCGTAATAATTTAAGCGATCGTAATCAATTTCATCACTATCAAACCATCTAAAATCATCTCGCCTAAAATAAGCCGTGCTCTCATCGATGGGATAATTCAGATATTCCTGCGAATAGCCTTCTGGCATACCTTGAGCAATATAGGAATATCGTATTTCCTCCAGCCGCTCCTTACTAAATCGTTCAGGCCACAAAATTTCGCTGAAGTCTTCATTGTGAGCAGCATATCTAGCAGTAAGCCAGTGTGGATCATTCAATAAACGCTCCAACACACTGTCCAAATGTAGAATAGTTCCTACAACAATAATCTTTCCTTTATCAGAAAGACAAGGAATTAGTGCTTTGAAGAACCAATTCCTAAACTTCTCACGCCTTTCCTTGTTCATAACGATTTCGTCATTCTCCAAATCGTCACAAACAATCAAATCAGGGCGCTTATTGCGCCATTTTAGGCCACGAACCTTCTGTTCAGAGCCTTTAGCCTCCACCCTAAACTGATAACCATCCTCAGTTTCAGCAATAATCAGGGTTTCAGTATCTTTACGTAGCTTGATAAGGCCGAATAGTCCTATCAAGTCCTCATTTTCAAGCAATTCAGCTCTCAGATCACCTAAAAACCGCTTAGCCTGTCCTTCAGTATCCGAAACAATAATCGCATATTGACGATCACGGAATAAAAGAGACGCCAAAAGAAATGATAGAGTTATACTTGTACTTTTGGCATGTGATCGTGGAGCTGCTATAGCTATTTTTTTGGCATTTTGACAGCATAACTGCCACAACTCCCGATGAAACTTCGGTATTGGTGCTGGGCTGTCGAACCTAGGAGCTAATACACTCCCTGTAAATCCGTAAATTGTATCAGCGTCTAGTGCCACGTTTCTTCTTTTTCTTCATCTGAGCAGTACAAATAGCATAAGCGGAACTTTTGTCCCTCCCAGAAGCCCTGACTTTCTTCACACATCTCTCTAGTTTAGCTGGAGGCATTACTTCACCTTAGTGTTATACTTACGACCTTGCCAAGTAAATTCCTTCTTTCCAGCCTTCCTAGCAGAAGCAAAGGCTGCTCTAAAACTTTGAGCACTGCTACTACCCTTCTTATACACAGGATAGTCTCCACCCCCAGTTTTGCGCATAGATACTGGAGGTTCGTTCTTCGACAGAGGTTTACTCTTGGCGGTTGATGCCGTTTTACTTCTGGCAGGAGAGGTTTTAGATACATTCGACGGGGCGGAGCCCCTGACATTCGACGCGGCTCTGCCGCTGACATTCGACGGAGCTGCGCCGCTGGCACTTTTAGGCTTCTGCTTATCCCTATAAAATCTACTAGCCTGACCAAGAGTTAGAACATCCCCGATATCACTTGCCACGCCTAGCGTACGAATGCCTAAATCCTTTGCCAGAGTGCCCCCCTTCATCCCAAAACGCTTCTCATAGCTTTCAGTAGGAGTAGCGAGGCCCTGAGCCGCAGCAGTACCAAGAGTCAAAGGGACTGCGCCTTTAGCTAGAGTTTTTAGCCCCTTCTGCGCGAAAGTTTTAGTTTTTTTAACTGCCGTTCCAGCAGCTCTGCCCAAGCGTTCCGCCCTGCTCATAGCAGACTTGGCCGCAGCAGGCTTTGCTTTAGTTGCCCGTGCGCGTTTCTGTTCTTGAGGCGCTTTATCAGAGCCCTTAATGTATTTCTCAGGGTCCCCATATTTCTTGTCAAACTCCTTCAATTTTGCTGCTGAAGGTTTGTTACGACCTTTCTTAACGGGAGTTTTTTTGGTTGCCACTAGCTCTTTCTCCGTGCTGTCTTAGTACGCTATTACAAT